CTCCTGGGATTGGTATGCGCTCGCGCTGACCTGAACTATCAGCAGGGCGTACCCAGGATGTTTTCCAGGCGCACGCGCCTGGACTATGCTTTCCCGGTTCTTGCTCACCTGGGGGAACAGGCAGTCCTGAACAAAGAGATATATGCCCAGGGAACTTCTGCGGATGCGGATGTATTCGGCTACCAGGAGAGATACGCGGAGTACCGCTACTTCCCTTCTAAGGTAACTGGTAAATTCCGTTCGGATGCTTCGGGTTCTCTTGACCCCTGGCATCTTGCCCAGGACTTCTCAGCCCTACCGGAACTGAATGATGCATTCATTCAGGATGACCCTCCGGTGGACAGGGTAATCGCCGTACCGGCCGAGCCTCACTTCTACTTTGACTGCTATGTAAAGTATCGGATGGCTCGCCCTCTCCCTGTGTACTCCGTACCAGGGATGATTGACCACTTCTAAGTCATGGACCCGATATCGGCGGGGGAAGGTCTTGCCCAGGTACTCCCGGCTATTTCGTCCGGTTCGCAAGGTGCTACATCTGCGTATGACAGCCTACAGGCTGGACAGATTGCTAATGTCGGTGCGCAGACTGCTATTGCCAATGTACAAGCCACGAACGCGGCGAACGCCCAGGAGGCGTACTTGAATAGGACATGGCAGAGACAAATGGAGGAGGGTCGGTATCAGCGGACAGTAACGGATATGAAAAAAGCGGGTTTGAATCCCGCGGTGATATTCGGTGCGGGGGGTGGTTCGCCAGGTGGCGGACACCCCGGCGCCCAGGCGCGGTTTGAAAACGCGTCGGGGGCGATTGTACAGTCCGCTATGGAAAGGGCAAGGATAAAACAACAGTCCTCCCTGATTGCTTCCGAAATTCAGCGTAACGGAATGGAAGCGGTTGCGAAGGGAATGGAGATGAAAAAAATTGAGCCTGAAATAAGACAGCGGGAAGCGGAGACACAGTCCGCGCTAGAACAGGCTCATGAATATGCCGAACGGGCAAAATCTCTTTCCCTGGACAACGAAGTCAAGGAAAGGAAAAATGTAATAGAAAGGAAAATCCCCTGGCTAACTGGTGGATTCGATGCTATCGGAACAAGGTTAATGCCAGCCATCAATACCGGACTAGGTCTTTACCTGGGAAAGCGGTTGATGGGTGGAAAATCTTATCTTGGTGGTTCGGGTCGTTCCAGGACTTGGCGGGAAAGGATACAGGATAGGAGAGATGAAAAAGAATATAAAAGGGGAACAATCTCAATAGATAAACCCCTTGAATTCTAGGAGGTAAGAATGGAATTCAGCAGAGAGCGTAGGCGTGTGCAGATAAAATGTGGTGGTGGTTCCAGGACGCGTCAGTCAGAAAAGGATTCCACCGACATTCAGAAAATTCTGCGAAGGTTCATAAAAAATGGTGAGCGTATCCCAGTGCCAGGTGCAAATGAATTTGCGGATGTATCGGGCCTGGGAACTTACTTCGACAACCAGGCTCGCCTGGTTGCGGGTAGGGAAGCGTATGACAGCCTTCCCAGGGAAATACGGGAAAAGTGGTCTCCCCAGGAACTCCTGGGGATGGTCGCTACCGACCAAGGAATGGCGGTCGTTGCTGAAGCCATAGAAGCCCTGCGCAAGCCCCCTGTGGAAAAGACAGGGGATAAGGTGGATAACTCGGAGAAACCTCCTGTAAAGCCTCCTTTGGAGGCAGAAAAACCCAAGTAGAGCCTGTATAAGGCAGTAAAACTTGGTATGGACGCCCCCCTTCGGGGGGGCGTTTCATTTTGGGGGGGTTGTTAGCACTCGTCCATCTTGTTATAAGAGTGCTAACTGACACCTTTAGGTGTCGGTTGGGGTGCAGGGGTTTCCCCTGCGTTGCCTCCCCTCAAGGGGGCGAAGCCCCCACATAACGGCTTCCCCTGGAAGCCAGGAGGAAAATATGTACAGAAAAGTTATGGGAAAAAAAGCATCGCGAAAACTGTTCACCAGGACGGCCGTAAAGAGCCATCCAAAAAACAGGTTCACTGGTGCTATCCCGATGCGTGGTGGAATACGGCTCTAAAAAATGCCGTGTGTCCGTCCTCTATGGGCGTACCGTTCTTCAGGATTTGTGAACGGAAAACGCCCTATTACCTTCGTAAAATCTCACGGATTATCCGAGGAATTCCCTATCCCTTGTGGGAAGTGTATAGGATGCCGAAAAGAAAAAGCCCGTATGTGGTCGGTACGCATGATGCATGAAGCAAGTCTAAACGATGATAATTGTTTTATAACGCTTACTTACGATGAAAATAATATTAATTCAAATGGTTCATTAGATAAAAGCCATGTTCAAAAATTCTTAAAAAGAGTAAGAAAGGTATTCAAGTTTAGGTACTTCATCTGCGGAGAATATGGTGATGAAAATAAGCGACCTCATTATCACGGAATAATATTCGGGCTGGACTTTCGGAAAATAAAAAGAGAGCAGTGGCTCGAAAAAAAGTGGGGTCTTGGATTTATCCAGGTTGGGGAGTGCAACATAGCGACTGCCTCGTATGTGTGCGGGTATGTCGCAAAAAAATATAAAGTGGAGGAACACAAGTATGGAAAAGATATATACGATGCTTCTACCGGAGAAAAGATTAGTGATAGGGTACAGCCGTTCACGCTCATGTCTAGGCGACCTTGCGGGATTGGAGGACGGTTCTTTGAAAAATATAAGGATGAGATATATCGGTCAGGGACAGGTACAGTTATTGTTTCGGGTAGGGAACAACAAGTCCCACGATATTACGATTCAAAACTTGATGAAACAACTAGAGAAATTATTAAAGGTAAGAGAGAAATACTTGCGTCTAAAAAAACGCCTAAACCGGAAATGATTAGGATTGGAAAAAAGATATTCAAGTCATACGCGAAAATAGACGATAGGCTTCGTGCTAAGGAGATGGAAATGGAAGCGAAGCAAAAAATATTCGGAAACAGGAGGATGGAAAATGGAGGTTAAAATGTACGCGTTTTACGATGCGGGGGGTTCAACTTATCTCCCCCCCTTCGCGGTTACGGAACACGGGTATGCGGTAAGGCACTTCCACAAATTGGTGAACGATGCAAATACCGATTTCGGAAAATTCCCTGGGGATTTCCAACTGTGGGAAGTCGGTAAGTATAACGACCAGACGGGGCAAATGACCCCGCTGGAAGAAAAAATCAACCACGGGAATGGATTGCAATTCCGTGGGAACAATAAGGAGTAAGAGAGATGGCAAATCTAGGCGGTGAACTCCCCTCAGTAATGAAACACGATTTCTCGCGCGTACCTAAAGCGGAGATTTCGCGCTCGGTGTTCGATAGGTCGCATGGGTACAAAACGACCTTTGATGCTGGACAACTCATCCCCTTCCTGGTGGATGAGATTCTGCCAGGTGATACGGTGAATATAAACGCGACAATGTTCGCGAGGTTGCAGACGCCAATTCATCCGTACATGGACAATATGTTCCTGGACACCTTCTACTTCTTCGTGCCGATAAGGCTTGTCCAGGACAACTGGCGCAAAATAATGGGGGAACAGGATAACCCCGATGACCCGATAAACTTCTCAACGCCCATAGTAACTTCGGGCGTGGGTGGATTTGACGTGGGTAGTCTGTATGACTACTTCGGAATCCGAACTGGGATAGCGGGTCTGGAAATAAACAACCACTTTGCGAGGGCATATAACCTGGTGTGGAATCAATTTTTCCGCGACCAGAACCTACAGGATTCGGTTGTAGTGGATAAGGATGACGGGCCCGATGACCCTACGGACTATGTAGTCCTAAGGCGCGGGAAGCGTCACGACTATTTCACCTCTTGTTTGCCCTGGACACAAAAAGGGGATGAGGTAACACTTCCCCTGGGAACGGATGCTCCGGTCCTGGGCTTCTACCTGACGGGTGCTAACACCTCTACTGGTACGACTGCGTATGGTTCGGATGGTTCTTCTATCCCTACCGGAACGCGCGTATGGTCGGGGTCTTTCGTTGTCGAGGATGAGATAAATTCCTCGGGGACGGCCGGCTCTGGTGGACACCAGCCCTGGCTGAGAGCAGACCTGTCAAATGCTACCGCCTCAACTGTGAACGACCTACGACTGGCGTTCCAGAGCCAGCGGTTGCTAGAGCGGGATGCGAGGGGAGGCACAAGGCTCCAGGAAATTTACTGGAACCATTTCGGAGTGCACAGTGATGACCAGAGACTCCAGCGGCCGGAGATACTGGGCTTGGGAACGACAAACATTCATGTCAATCCTGTCGCTCAGACTGCTCCTTCTGCAACAACTCCGATGGGTGAACTTGCTGGATTTGGAACTGCCTCCGGTTCGTCTGGTTGCACCAAGTCCTTTACGGAACACGGGATACTCCTGGGATTGGTATGCGCTCGCGCTGACCTGAACTATCAGCAGGGCGTACCCAGGATGTTTTCCAGGCGCACGCGCCTGGACTATGCTTTCCCGGTTCTTGCTCACCTGGGGGAACAGG